CAACATGTATTCTGTTCTCGTTACTGTTGAGCAACCTGTTGGAACGGCTGTCAACATGACTGGCGAGGAAACATCAGTCACGAGAGTCATAGAGCGTGAAACACCGCTCTGGACGGCAAAGTTCAGTGGTTACTACCAAGATGGCAAGGTGCAAAAGCTCAGAAGAACTGCTGGGGGCGCGTCCGGTGGAGCGTTGCATGCTGTCACAGATGGTGCTGTCATTGGTGTTCACATTGCTGAAGCAAGTGGCTCAGATGAAGGACAATCGTTCTTCGAGCCTATGACGCCGCAACTGATTCAGCTGCTCAATGAACCGCTGTCGGGAAACTTGAACGCTGGTGGATCAAAGAATTGCCTGAGTGGCTCCACTGGCGAGAACCCAACACTTGGGCTGCTCCCCAATACGTCCGTGATCTCGCCGCAGTGATGCCCTATGTTGGGCAACTGCCGCTGAATTCAGGATCGGCCAAACCCCGTGATGACGAGCCGGAACTTGCTGCACTTCTCAAGCAACACGGCTTGCCACATGTGTCCGAAAACAAGATGTGTACCACTGATGCCAAATACGCCTATGCGTCGGTTGCACGTTACGCTTGTGACGGAAGGCCAATGAGGACTGCAGCACAACAAAAGCGCTACAATCGAGCGTGGGCTATGACTGAAGCAAAGCTCACTCCCTACATGGGCAACAGCAGAATTCTCACAACTGCTGAAGTTCGCGCTGAGATTGAAGAGCAAACTCATCCAGGCTTTGTTCAAGCCTTGAATCCTAAATTGGAAGGAACACAACACAAGAAGGCAGATGTGTATGCTGCTCGTGAAGAGGAGATTGAACAAGACTGGAACACCCGGTTGAAGAACGGTGACTATTTCCCTGCCTGTTCTGTGACAGTCAAACGGGAACCACTACCTATGTCAAAAATTGCATCCGGAAAGCGCAGAACTGTCATTGCATTTGATGCTGAAGCGCAAATCCACCTGCAAAGACTTACTATGGATGCAAACAAGAAATGGCAACGTGATCCACTGAAGTCCATGTCAGCACTTGGCTGGAGTCCATTCAGCCGTGGAACACATTCGCTTGCCGGATACCTTGCACAATGCCCAAAACTCACAAAGAATAAAGCAGATTGTTGGGATTTCGACGGTGCTAAGTGGGATGCTCATATGGATTATGAGGCACTCATGCGCATTGCGCAACTCAGATTCAACATGTTACGGCGTGAGGACCGCACCGAAGAAAATTGGATCCGCTTGAAGACGCT